GGGAATGTTAAAACTTAGAATTATAGGTGAGACACCTATGTATTTTAATAGCATGGGATCAAAAGCTAAACGTGACCTAGTTACTGGGGCAGGGAAGAAAACAGCGGCTGAGAAAAAACTTCTCAAGCATGACCCTGAGAACGAGTTTAGGGAGACTATGTACAAGACTAGTAAAGGTGACACTTTTCTATATTTCCCTGCGACAGGAATTAAAAAAGGTATGGCTACAGCGGCCTTGGAAACCGCAGGTATTACAAAAGCAAATGTTAATCGCTTAATATTTATGCCACAACAGGAAATTCCAATATGGGGCAAACCCTATATGAAGATGGATGTTGTTAGAGCCGCTGATATGAACAGGACGCCAGACGTACGCACACGTGCGTATCTACCAAGATGGTGTTCGGAAGTAACTATAAAGTTTTGCACACCCACTTTCAGCGCACGAGGAGTTATCTCTCTGTTAGCTAACTCTGGAATGATTTGCGGGCTTGGAGACAACAGACAGGAAAAGGGCAACGGTTCGTTTGGTTCTTATTCTGTCCACAGTGCCGAGGATATGGGAGATGCTAAATCTCTCTGGGATGAGATCGTAGCAGAAGGGCGTGAAGTCCAACAGTTGGCTTACGAACATCCTGAGTGTTACGATGATGAAACTCAAGACTTACTAGACTTTGTACAGGAAGAGAGAATACGTAGAGCCGCATAGGTATATACGTTTTGGAGTGGGGCGGTACGCCGCCCCCGTGCCACTGGTTACGGCGGTAGTGTTGAGTTGAGTTAGTTTATGGTTAGTCGAGTTCAGTTTTGTTCAGGCGGTTGGGTTGAGGCGTGTTCAGTTTGGTTGAGTTATGTCACGTTGGGCTATGGCGGTTGAGTTTGGTTGGCGTGAGTTTTAGAGTGTTATGATCTGTTCTGTTTCGGCGGTTGTGTCAAGTTGTGTTGTTGTAAGTTTCGGATCGGCGTGTTCGGTTGTGTTTTGGCGGTTGAGTTAAGCTGAGTTTGGATCTGTTCGGGTCAGTCGGGCTATGGCGAGTTTTGGCGAGGCGGTTAAGTTGGGGTGAGATCAGTCGGGTTTTGGCGAGTTCAGTTTGGTTACGGCGGTTGAGGTGAGGTATGTTCGGCTAAGTTTAGTTTGGCTGAGTTACGTTGAGTTGTGTAGCGGTCTGGCGGTTGAGTTTGGTTGCGTCGAGTCGTGATGCGTTGGGTTTGGGCGGTTGTGATGAGTTCCGTTAAGTTGAGGTGTGTCCAGTTCGGTTGAGTTTGGGTATGTTTCGGCGGTTCAGTTTAGACGAGGTATGATGTGCAACGACGAGTTTAGTTACGGCGGTTGTGTTGGGATCTGGCTATGTGAGTTCCGTCTGGTCAAGGCACGGTAATTAATTTTTTTAGAAGGATAAATTGTATGAGTAAATTTAATAAGAAAACACGTCAAAAGATGGTCGATGACTATCTAAATGACACAGGTAGAAACACCTTCAAAGCGGATGAATTTATTACATGGTTGGATACACAGCCAGATCATCCGTTACACGCGTCGTTTCATGGAAGAGACGGAGAGTTGTTGTGGCAAGCTAAATTAAACTTGGCACGGCAATTTGTTTCTGGGTTACGCATTGTGATTAAAAGTGAAGTCATTGAATCAGCAGTGCCGTCAATTAAAGTCACAGAATATCCTGCATACATCTCGCCAGTTTCTAACAGAAAATTAGGCGGCGGTTATGAGGCGTTCGATCCTGATAGTGAAAAGTCACAGGAAGAGTTGCGTAGACAGGCAGGGGTATATTTAGCAGGGTGGTTAAACAGGTACAGAGGTTGCGCCGAACATATAGGCGTAGACCTAACACCCATTGAAGATATCGTTCGTGTGTTACGTGATGACAAAACAATCGCCGCAGAGTGACATACCACAACAGCTATCCCTGTTCCTACGTGAGATGGGGATAGCTGAAATAAAACAAGAGGTGACAGAAGCTGAAAAATATGTAGCATGGTTACCATCTTATGAAGGAGAAGAGCCACCATTTTGAGGAGATAGTTATGGGAAACGAGCAGTTAACAGATTGGCAATCCAAAACTCTAAAGTTCTTAAAAGCACAAGTCGATAACTTGCAAGACGAGAGTGGGCGTAAAGACGCAAGACCAAGGATACAACAAGAATTGTTTGCCGCAATGGAAGAGCTAGACAATTATGTGGACGCTCTGAGGAGGACCGGAGTCGTTATAGAACATAGGAGAAGATCTTGGCAAGGTGTAGTATGAGCCGTTGGACCAAGAATCAGAAAGAGATGCAAGGCTACAGACGTAAACTAGCGTATGGACATCAGAAAGTCAGCCTTGCAACAGCCCCTTGGGATGAAAAGAAAGAGGTGGGGCAAGTAGTTGAGAGGAAACGTGGAAAAGAAAGGACTAAAAAACCGCGTTAAAAACTTGCCCCTATAAATATAATACATAAAGATATGGAGTTGTCATGGAATTTTTTACCTTACTAACGATAGGCTATACCCTTGCGGAACATCAAATGTATTTGACCGCTTGGTTTCCTAGTGAAGATGCTTGTTGGGATGTATTGCTAAATAGCGGTGGATTTTACGATCAAATCAACGCAACAGAAGGTCATTGTGATGTAAGCGAGGTCGCGTCACGAATAGTAAAGCCAAAATTAAGGCCTTGGTAGGAGAACAACAAATGCCAAAATATAAAGTAACTGCCACGATGGATGTGGGATACACCGCTGTCATTGAGGCCGATAGCCAAGATGAAGCGTGGACTATAGCACGTAACGGTGACGAAGCCGATTGGGAACAAACTGATAACGGTCACGACTGGACGTTGGAAAACATTCGGGAGATTAAAGATGACTAAGAAAGAAAGCAAGGTATGGGAATACCTAATTAAAAATCGCAAAGCCGATTATGCTATCGTAGCGGATGAATGTGGTGTTGATATAGATTTTGTAAAGAATATGGTATCGCGTATAAGTTCAGATAATTGGCGTGAAGAAACAAACGCCACACGCGCAGCGGGAAGAGGCAAGATACTAGACACAGCAAAAGATCTTGTCACTACAGACAGAGCCGAGCAGCACGGTGATGCCGAAGCGAACTTTAGGATGATGGCTACGTACTGGAACACGCACCTTGGTCTTATAGACTTTATAAAAGTGGACGATGTTCCAATTATGTTATCTCTGATGAAGATCGCAAGACTGCACGGGGACGGCACAAAGAACCTAGACAACTACATAGATGTCTGTGGGTATATGTCATTGGGTGGCGAGATAGCCGAAACCTAATGGATATTTATACACTAGACTTTGAAACGTACTACGCTCAAGACTATTCGTTATCAAAGCTGACAACTGAAGAATATGTGCGAGACAAAAGGTTTGAGGTAATTGGGCTTGCGATCAAGAAGAATGACAAGGCTACTAAATATATAACCAATATAACCACGATCTCGCGTCTGCTATCGCATATAGACTTCTCTCAGTGTGGTATTCTCTGTCATAATACTATGTTTGATGGAGCAATACTTTCTTGGCGGTATGGGGTAAAACCAAAAGCATGGTTCGATACGATGTGTATGGCTCGTGCCTTACACGGTGTAGAAACTAGCGCATCTCTCAAAGCAGTGGCAGAAAGATATGGTGTCGGCGTTAAGGGAACTGAGGTACATAATGCCAAAGGTAAACGCCGCGCCGATTTCACAAAAGAAGAGACATTACGATATGGCGAGTACGCCAAGAACGATGTGGAGTTAACTTATAATCTTTTTAAAAAGATGGGCGCAAAGTTTCCCAAACAAGAGTTAAAACTTATTGATCTTACATTGCGTATGTTTATTGAGCCTACACTCGATCTTGATCTTGGACTTTTAGAACAGCACCTCGAAGATACCAAAGAGCGTAAAGACAAGTTATTACGTGATGCAAATATAGAAGATAAGAAAGATCTGATGAGCAATCAGAAGTTTGCTGATATGCTACGAGGTCTTGGTGTGGAACCACCCATGAAGATTAGCGTTACGACAGGCAAAGAGACCTACGCTTTCGCGAAGTCTGATGAAGCGTTCAAAGAATTGCAAGAACATGACGATGATAAGGTACAATCTTTAGTAGCGGCTAGGTTAGGTAACAAAAGCACATTGGAAGAAACCCGTACCGAACGGTTTATCAACATATCCAAGAGAGGTTTGTTACC